CATTACAGAAGAAGCACCTATCAGTAATGAACCACCGCCCTTACCAGAAACAGAGCAGCCAAAGATTCCTGACTTACCTGAACCACCCCCACCACCTTTTCCTCCCTGCCCTGGTAAAAACGATCAAAGAGTAGGAGACTTTCGTAACGATAAAAAGTTAGAACGTGTTATCGGGCATGAAAGAGGGCAAGATGGTAGTGAGTGTATAACTCTTTATGAAGCAGTTGAGTGGAAAGAACAATACATTCCATCTGCTCCTCAGTTTGTTGGGGTCTTTAGCCTTGCTTTGGTTGGTGCTTCTGCACCATTGGTACTTCAGCTTGTACGGCCAATAGTTAAACAAGTCGTTACCAAATTAACTAAAAAGAAGGTAAAATAATATTCCGTAGATGAGTTTAATACCCGTGACTTATCTACTTTAATTTGTGAGTATGTGGGATAACTTGATTGGGGGGGATGTTAACAATAATATCTTCACAAGTAACTGCACTTGGTGTACCCTCTTTAAATTTAGCTCCCAACCTCGCTTGAGCTGCACATTGTTCTAAACGATAGAGGCTGATTTCCATTTTAGTTTTCTTTATTAGTAGTCTTTGAGCTTCAATATTTACTGCGGTTGCTTCATGGCAAAGGGCTGGAGATTTACCTAATGGAATATTAAACTGAGCAGATATTCCATAATTTAAATTAAAATTATCTTTTTCAAATCTTGGTATTTCAGAATAGTATTTGATCTCTCCAGTATCTTCGTCATAGATTGGTGTTCTCGTAATGTATTCTTTGGGTCGTGCGAAAGACCAACTATCTGTTAAATATGGTGTAATTGTAAGGCTAGGAGAAGCACACACTATGCCCTGACTCATTTT